CCCTCCAGTACGGGTTCTAGCAGCCACTTTGGGTGACGCAGAGTAGTCATGGGCGCTGTGGTTGACCCCCATGAAGACGTGTTGGTCGACCTGAAATCACGCAGCGTAAGGTGGCCTGATGGGTTCTCGTGGTCCTGTGCCGAAGCGGTCGGATCAGCGTCGCCGGGTGAACAAGGATGGCGGCGTGGTGGAGCGTGTTGTCGTGTCGGGTTCGGTGGAGCCACCTGATCCTCCGGAGTGCGCTTCGGTGCTGTCTGGGGAGCTTTGGGATGCGTTGGCGGGGTCGGGCCAGGCGACGTTCTTCGAGGCGTCGGACTGGTGGCTGGCGCGGCTGATGGTGGTTGCGGTTGATGACTACGTGTCTGGCAGGAAGTCGGCGACGAAGCTGGCGGAGATCCGTGCGTTGGCTACCGAGCTTCTGATGTCGGAGGGTTCGCGGCGCAGGTTGCGTCTTGAGCTTGATCGTGGTTCTGAGGATGTCGACGAGGAACGGGCGGTGGCGGCTGTTGCAGACCTCCGTGAGCGTTTCGCCGGCTGACCGTCTGGTCACTCTGCCCGAGGGTGTGCCGAAGCTTACGCTCGGGTGGGATGTTGTCCAGTGGGCGATGACCTATCTGCGGCATCCGAACGGTCCGCGTGCGGGCAAGCCGTGGGAGTTCGTCAACAGCCAGATCTCGTTTCTGGCGTGGTGGTATGCGGTCGATGAGGATGGCCGGTGGCTGTTCAACCATTCGGTGCGCCGGCTGGCGAAGGGGTCGGGCAAGTCGCCGTTCGCGGCACTGTTGGCGCTGGCCGAGCTGTGCGGTCCGGTCCGGGTTCGTGACGTTGACGTCAAGGCGGGGGTTGTTGTAGGGCAGACGCAGCCGATGCCGCTGGTGCAGATCGCTGCTACCGCAGAGTCGCAGACGGCGAATACGATGCGGATGGTGCGTGCGTTCGCGCCGAAGGGCTCGAAGGTCGCCGTCGAGTACGGGCTGGACGTCGGGAAGACGAAATACTACAAGCCTCCCGAGGGCACGCTCGAGGTAATCACGTCGTCGATGACGGCTGCGGAGGGTGCAGAGTCGTCGTTTATCGTGGCTGACGAGACCGAGCACTGGGTTCCGTCGTCTGGCGGTCCGGCGCTGATGGAGACGCTGGTCGACAACGTGACGAAGTCGGGTTCGCGGCTTCTCGAGACCTGTAACGCTTGGGTTCCTGGCCGGCAGTCTTCGGCCGAGGATTCGTATGACGCTTGGCTGGCGCAGGAGGAGGGCCGGACCAAGTCGGAGTCGAAGATCCTGTACGACGCCCGGATCGCCCCGCCGGGTACGGACCTTGCCGACAGGGATTCGCTCACGTCGGCGCTCGAGTTCGTGTACGGGGATTGCTGGTGGCAGAACCTGGACCCGATCATCGGGCGGATCTGGTCGCCGAAGTCGTCGCCGGACAACTCGCGTCGCAAGTATCTGAACCAGCCGACCGCGGCTGAGGATGCGTGGGTTGTCCCGCAAGAGTGGCAGGTGCTGGCCGACCCGTCCCGTGAGGTTGCGGACGGTACGGATGTGGTGCTGTTCTTTGACGGGTCGAAGTCGCGGGACGGTACGGCGCTGGTCGGCTGCACGATGGACGACGGGCACGTGTTCACCGCGGGCGTGTGGGAGCCGGACCCGAACGATCCGGACCAGACGGTGGACGTTGCGGATGTCGACCGGGTCGTGATGAAGACGACGGACCGGCTCAACGTGCTGGCGTTCTTCGCGGACGTGCGTGAGTGGGAACAGTTCGCGTTGACGACCTGGCCGGAACGCTACCGGGACACGTTGCAAGTGTGGGCTGCCCCGCAGGCACGTCCGCCGCAGCCGGTGGCGTGGGACATGCGCGGCCATTCATATGAGTTTGCGAAGGCGACTGAGGCGTGCCAGGCCGAGATCGTGGAGGGTGCGTTCACCCACGACGGCCATCCTGCTACGGGGCGTCATGTGGTGAATGCCCGCCGGCGCCCGTATCGGGATGCGGTGTCTATCGGGAAAGAGTCGCCGGGCTCGCCCCGCAAGATCGACGCGGCGGTGTGTGTGGTTGGTGCCCGGATGGTCCGGCGCATCGTGTTGTCGTCCGGCACGTCGGGCAAGAAATCGTCGTCGCGCCTTGTCGGCGTCTAGGAGGCATTGATGCTTACTGCCGATCAGGCGTCTGGGCAGGCAGACCGGCTCCTCGAGCTGGCCGCCGCAGAATGGTCCCGGCTCAAGCTGTTCGACCAGTACCACCGTGGCGTCCAGTCGCCGCCCTACACGCCGCAGACGGCCACCATCGAGTTTCGGACGCTGGTGGCACGGGCGACCACGAACCTGATGCCGATGGTGACCGGGACGCTAGTCAACCGGCTGTATGCGGACGGGTTCCGTCCCGACCCGACGCAGGATGCCAACTCGACGGCTTGGGAGTGGTGGCAGGCGAACCAGATGGATGCCCGCCAGAAGCCGCTGTACGAAGCGGTCGCGGTCTACGGGTATGCGTGGATGATGGTGACCGGGACGGGGTCTGGCGCACCCGAGATGTCGCCGAAGTCTCCGCGGACGTGGTATTGCGAGATCGCCGACCCTGACGACGACTGGCCGACGTTCGCGGTCCGCAGACGTGGCGAGAATGTCACCTTGGTCGACGATGAGGCGTTCTACACGCTGACGAAGCCGACGTCATCGAACCGTTGGGGTCTTGTCGACGTGCAGCCTCACGGGCTCGGTGTGTGCCCGTTCGTGCAGTACCGCAACGCCTGGAACATCGACGGCCATCCTGTCGGCGAGGTGGAGCGGCTGATCCCGGTGCAGGACCGGCTCAACCAGACCGTGTTCGACCTGCTGGTGGCACAGACGTTCGCTGCGGCACCGCAGAAGTATATTGCCGGGCTGGTTGCGGACGACGACGACTCGCTGGCTAGTGCGTTGGCCAAGCGTGTGTGGACGTTGGACGGGGCGGACACGAAGGTCGGGCAGCTTCCCGGCGCAGACCTGTCCCACCTCGTTTCGTCCATCGACAACACGCTCAGGGTGTACGGGATCATCTCTCAGACCCCGCCGAACTATCTGCTCGGCGAGATGGTCAACATTGCGGCGGAAGCCCTGGTTGCGGCTGACGCTTCGTTGGCGATGAAGGTGGAGGACCGCAAGACGCTGCATGGCGAGTCGCATGAGAACATGTTTAGGCTTGCCGGGGTTGCTGCCAACGAGCCGGAGATTGCGGCGGACGTGATGTCGGAGATCGTGTGGCGTCAGACCGACCCGCGTTCGTTCGCCGCGACGGTGGACGGGTTGACGAAGCTCGCCAGCCCGGAGGGGTTGCAGGTTCCGCCGGACGAGCTGTGGACGATGATCCCTGGTGTGACACAGACCACGGCGGAACGGTGGAAGGCGACCCGTGAGCAGGCCGACCCGTTCGCAGAGTTGATGCGCGACATGGACCGTCAGAGTGGCTGACCAGCTCACCGTCGAGCACCGGCAGCAGATAGACCAGATCCGCCGTAGCGTCGCCGCCCAACTCGCCTTGCTGTGGTCGGACACGTTCGACACTGCCGACATACGGGGGTCGTGGACCCGGTTCGCGGCTGTCGCTCTGCCCATCATCGAGGACGGGTACGACCTGTCCGCACAGGACGCCCAGGCGTACTTGCGACGGTTCCGCCGTAGCGCGGGGGTGTCCGGTCGGGCACCGTCCACCGCTATCCCGGTGCTGTCTCAGGTGCGGGTGCGGAAGTCGCTCGAGTTCACTGCCCGTTACACGATGTTGCGTGGCATCCAGGTCGGCAAGACCGCCCAGCAGGCCGCACAGTCTGCGCTGGTCCGCACGATCGGGTCGGCGGGCAGGTTCGTGTCCGAGGGGTCGCACGCGACTGTACGGGAGAGTCTGAAAGCTGATCCGCAGGCGCGTGGGTGGCGGCGTATCACGGACGGCGATCCGTGCCCGTTCTGTGGCGACATCGCTACGAAGGGCATCTACTCGGCGGCTGGCGGTTTCGCTGCCCACGACCATTGTGCGTGCTCTGCGGAGCCCGTCTACCGCTAACAGCTTCCGCCCCTGAGGGCGGTCACGAACACCTATCCCGCGACGGGATGGACCTAGCAGGAAAGGCGAAGCCGTGACGGCTGACCCAACACCCGAACCCGCAGACGACCCGAAGACGGACCCGCCTGCACCCGCAGACCCGGACCCCGCTGCCGCGACGGCAGACGACCGGCTCCCCGACGACCACCCGGTCGTGAAGGCGCTGCACAAGGCCAACGAGGAAGCCAAGCAGGCACGCCTCAAGGTCCAGGAGTTCGAGGACGCGCAGAAGTCCGAAGTCGACAAGCTCAACGACCGCATCAAGGAACTTGAGCCCACCGCGAAGGAAGCCGCAAGGCTCCGTGTCGCACTCGACAAGGGTCTCACTCTCAAGCAGGCCAACCGTCTCTCCGGAGACACCGAAGAGGAACTTGCCGCAGACGCGGACGACCTCCTCGAAGACCTGGGCACACCACGTCCGCAGGTCCCCCAACGTCCCAAGGGCCACGACGACGGCGGGAAGCCGTCCGACACAACCCAGGACATGTCCAAGCTGGCCGACTCGATCCTCGAGTCCGGCTTCTAGCACGCCGCAGCAAGACCGCTGCGGTTCCGCCACTAACAGGAGGAATCCACTATGGCGGTTCTTACTGCGCAGGGCATCTCGTCCCTGGCAATCGAACTTTTGACCCGCAGCCTCGTGCTGCCCAGCACCGTGTCCCGTATCCCTGGCGGCGAGTTCGCCGGAGCGAACGGTGACACGATCACTGTCCGTGTGCCCCAGCCCGGCTCTGCCCGGACGCAGGCGACTGCTGGTGCGACGATCACCTACGACGACGTGACCGAGATTCCGGTCGACGTGTCGCTCTCCCACCTGTACCACGGCAAGCTCGTCTCCGATGAGGAGATGTCGCTACAGCTCGAGGACTTCGGCCGTCAGATCACCCGCATCCAGGTTGATGCGGTTGCTACTGGCGCTGAGGACGAGCTGACCACGGTGATGAACGCGCTGGCGGCGGACTCTTCGTTCGCTCTGTCGGGGTCCGACACGGACACCGAGGACGCGATCATCGCGGCGTCGGAGACCCTGGACAGCAACAACGCCCCCGCGGGTGACCGGTACCTTGCCGTGTCTCCGCAGATCAAGTCTCGCATCCTCAAGATCCTTGATGCTGCGGACAAGGCTGGCGATGCCTCGGCCCTGCGTCGTGCAGTCATCGGCCAGCTCTACGGGTTCACCGTTGTTGCGTCGAACGCTCTGACCGCAGGCACAGCGTTGGCCTACCACCGTTCCGGGTTCGCGTTCGCCAACCGGGTTCCGGTCGCTCCGCGTGGCGCGAACGACTCTGCGACCGCTACGGCTGGCGGGGTCGGCCTCCGGCAGATCTTCCAGTACGTGCCCGACAAGCTGTCGGACGCGAGCGTCGTTTCGACGTTCGCCGGCGCCGCGGCCGTGTACGAGGACGGCACGGGCACCAACGGCAGCACGATCAAGCGGTTCTACAAGCTTGACACTGCGACTGCCTGATAGTTGAGGTGGTTCAGGTCATGGCCTGAACGTGTCCCAGCCGGGAGAGCGCACGTAGTTGACGGCCTCTCCCGGCTGGTGATGCGCGACCAGAACTATGCGACGGTGTCCGACTTCCAGCCGTGGCCGGACATCCATCCCGGCTGGGTCATGCTGGAATGGGACATCGCGCTCGACCGGCAAAGTCGGGAACGGTTCGCGGCGAACGCGATGCTGCAGCCCGACAGAGTCCGTGTCGCCCCGTACATGCTGTATTACGAGGGCGTGCCACGAAGGCAGGTTCACCGTTGGGGAGGGAAGCCGATCCCTGACGGGCAGCCTCGCGCAGATATGGTCGGTTTCGGCTGTATCTACTTTCCGCAGACTGTCCTGGACGCTTTCTGGGACGACCCGCCGGCACGTCTGATCCGCACCGGGACGTTGACGGACACGGTGTTCTCTGACTGGCACCGGGCCCGTTACGACCATTTCGACGTCGACTGGTCGGTCTGTCCGCAGCATTTG